GCCCGAATGAAGGTTTAAGAATGCTTGGTGAAGAAATATCAAAAGGAATTATTGAAAGGGAATTATCAATGGGAATTTATACACGGGTTCATCCTGGTCCTGCTGATAATTCAATTTATGATGTTGAAAATGGTAATAGCATTGCCGCCAGTATGTTAAAAAATGTTAATATTGCAGGAAAGAATTATCCTGGTGTATCTTGGATTCGTTCAGATAAATCATCAGGAAGTAGGGTTGCTGGTTGGGAAAAAATGCGCTTATATTTAAAGAACGCTAAAAAGCAACATTCTTTAGATGAGAATGGTAAACCGATTCGTTCAGAATTATTACCACGCGAAAAACCAGGAATGTTTATTTTCAACATTTGCAAACAATTTATGGATTTAGTTCCTACATTACCACGAGATGAAGTTAAACCTGATGATTTGGATACAGAATCTGAGGATCACATTGCAGATGAAGCACGTTATAAACTTTTATCTATTGGCGTTGGTGCTAAAGGTGGAAGAACTACGGGAACTCAATAATGAATAAAATTTTATTGACCTTTTTATTACTCTCGACAAATATTAATGCCGAATCATGTAGAAATGATGCTATAATTAGGGAATTTAAAAAGAATTATCCTTGTCCAACTGATTTTATAGTTAATGGAAAATGTAATGCCTATGTTGACCACATTTGTGCATTATCCGTTGGTGGTATTGATGGAGTTCCTAATTTACAATGGCAAGAAATCAAATTGTCTAAAATAAAAGATAAAATTGAAAGAACAGAGGAAGGTAGGTTGCTTTTTTGTAATTTCAAGAATTCAACACCGACTAGGCAAGTTTTCAACTGTAACTAAGGAATTCTCATGGCTATAAATTCGGTACATCCAAGTTATTCAAAACATAAAGATAACTGGGAACTTCTCCATGATTTTTATGAAGGGGAACAACATGTTAAATCGCTTGAAGATAAATATTTACTTCCAACTGCTGGTATGATTCTCGATGGGATGAAAGCCAATGATATTGGTCGTAAGGCTTACGAAAATTATCTGTCAAGAGCAGTATTTCCTGATTATATAAAGGATTGTGTTGAGATTTCGATTGGTTTAATGCACAGTAAAGAACCTGTTATCAATCTTCCTCCTGAACTTGAAGCATTGCGATTTAATGCTAGCAATAAAAAAGAAACTTTACAACAATTGCTGCGTAGAATAAATGTTGAACAGTTGACAGCGGGTCGTCTGGGTTTATTAACTGATATTGACGAAAAAACTAAACTTCCTTATTTAGCCTTATATTCTGCGGAAAGTATCATCAATTGGGACGAAAGTAATGATTTTGAAAATACAGATCAAGTAAACCTTGTTGTATTAGATGAGACTTCATTAGTTCGTGCTTCTGATTTTAGCTGGAAACTTGAAGAAAAATACAGAGTACTTGTATTAAAAGATGGTATTTATCAACAAGCCTTATTTAAAGGTACTGATTTTATCGAGGAAGATTTAATTGCCCCGTCAGTGCGTGGTGTGGTTAATAGTGATATACCATTTGTATTCGTAAACAGCAAAGACTTGTTGCCACAGCCTGAAAACCCACCATTGCTAGGCTTGGCTAATACCACTTGGGCAATTTACCGTGGTGAAGCTGATTATCGCCATTCTTTATTCATGCAAGGCCAGGACACACTTGTAATTATCGGTTCAGTTCGTAACCCTAATGCAGATCCGACTGGTTCGGATGCGATTCGTACTGGTGCTGGAAGTCGAATTGAAATTGACGTTACAGGTGATGCTAAGTATATTGGAGTAAGTTCAAAAGGATTACCAGAACAAAGAACAGCTTTAACTAATGATAGAAATCTTGCTGATATTAAATCTGGTAGTTTTATCGGTAATCAGTCAAATGTTGAAAGCGGAAGATCACTTTCCGTTAGGCTAGGAGCGCAAACTGCTACTTTAAATCAGATTGCTATTACAAGTGCGGCGGCTTTAGAAAAAGCGTTAAAGAATGCTGCAATTTGGATTGGTGCTGATCCTGAATTAGTTCAGGTTATACCAAATATGGACTTCACTAAAGTTGAATTTCAAGGGCAAGAACTTGTTAATGTGATGACTGCTCGGGGCATGGGTGCGCCTTTATCCCTTGAATCAATTCACAATAACCTTGTTGACAAAGGTATGACCACATTAGATTTTGAGACTGAAATTTCAAAAATATCGGAAGAAAATAAGAAAATGAATATTCCTGAACCCGATGCAGGAAATACAATCCCAAAACAGCCTAACCAGTTGCCTTCTGGAACTAAAATTCCACCAAAAACAGAAAGTCAAAATCAATAAATAGAGAAAGTTAATGAAAAAATTATTATTACCACTTATATTAATATCTACACAGGCAATTGCCGTGGAAACTGATCTACCTCCAGGCCCTCACACAAGAGTTGTACGGTTTTTGCTAGAAGCAATAGTTCCTCCACATTCATCAGTAAGAATTGATAATGATGTAATATCATTACCTATGATGACAGTATGGGAGTCCTATAAAGTATGTATTACAGAAACACAAAAACCAGAACTTATTGATCCTATAGATGATATAAATACCCATTTAAGTGTAGATACATGGTTAAAAAATATTGATATGTCAGAATATTATCAACAAGTAACTTTAAAATCATGGCAAGGAGATCAATGCTCACCGCTGGAAGAATGGTCTAATCCGATACATATCCAGCATAAATTACAAAACACCATACGCTGTACTAATCATGATGGTGTATCAAGAGCATGTAAAGTTAATGTGTGGCTACTGGGTAAATAATTCTGTTGTGAAAAGATAAATAAATTTTAAATCAATAATCAGAGGAAATACAAATGGCACTAAAAATAATTGAAGAAAATTTGGATGCGGTTGATGCAGTTTATCACAATCTTTATACTGAAAAGGAAGGTAAATTTCATTTAACTGGTATTGAAGGAATGAAGACTGATGCTGATATCCAGCGATTGCAATCAGCATTAGCCAAAGAACGCAATGACCACAAGGCAGTTAAGGAGAAATATGCAATTCTTGGCGATAAGGATCCAATTGAAGTTATTGCATTACTCGATAAAATTCCTGAACTTGAAGCGGCGGCTAGAGGTAATCTTGATGATACAAAAATTGATGGAATTATTCAATCTCGTATTAAAGCTATACTGGCTCCCATTGAACGGCAACTTGATTCTGAGAAACAACGGGCAGCACTTCTCGAAAATGAGAATTCACAGTTTAAGCAAGAAAAGAAAGTGTCCACAATTCACACACAATTACGCAAGGCTGCGGTCGAATCGGGAATCAAGAAAGAAAGCGCAATTGAAGATGTAATTTTAATTGGTGAACGCTTCTTTGAATTGACTGATGAGGGTATGGTTGTCGCTAAAGATGTTCCTGGCGTTACACAAGGTATTGATCCTAAAATGTGGTTATTAGATCAACAACAGAAGCGTGAATACTGGTGGGGCGAAACTATTGGCGGTGGCGCACAAGGTAGTGGAGCCTTTAAAGGTGCGGCTAATCCATGGACTGCTAGTAATTGGAATATGACTGAACAGGGTAAACTCTATAAGACTAATCCAACTAAAGCTGCTCAAATGGCTAAGGCAGCGGGAACAAAGATTGGCGGTCCTAAACCTGCTATGAAATAAATTTGAGAATTACATAATGGCAACATACACGAAAAATAAGAAGCTTTTAAGATATTATGATAAACCACAGGGATATTATTTTGGATTTGGTCCAGTCGGAAAACAATCGACTAGATTGAGGATGTTTGCTGATGTCAAACGCGGAAAATTTAACATGATGCTATCGTGTGCCTAACGTAGAGGAGCAACTGCTGATGGAACGTCCTGCGTTCCATCATGGGCCTAATGCAGAGTTAAGCCGCGCCGGTACGAATTTTAAACAAAGTACCGATGGTAATAGCATCAGTTTAAAAGCGGATTCTAAAACGCTTATATAAAAGCTAAACGAAAACTTCATAAATTTAATACACTTTAAAAATAACTTTACATTTTAGTTATATTCTGTTAGCATATTAATCATAGAGATGGCTCTAATTCAAATTGATGTTATACATGGGTATAAATCATGTTCTATTAATTTTTTATAAGGAGTCACATCGTGGCTGTAGGCGTTCAAATTTCAGATGTTGTTGTTCCCGCGATTTTCGATCCATATGTTCAACAACTCACACAAGAAAAATCCCGTATCATCCAATCAGGTGCTGTTGTAATTGATCCTCAATTAAACGCAAGTTTAGCAGGAGGTGGTGGTACATTCAATATTCCTTCATTTAAAGATTTAGGCAATGATGCAGACAATGTATCCGGTGATGATTCTGCCGTTTTAGCCACACCATTCAAAATTGGTACTGCTACCGAGATTCAAGTTCGCTTATCTCGAAACAACTCTTGGGCATCCATGGATTTGGTAAGTGACCTTATCGCTGAAGATCCAATGACTGCTATTGCTAATCGTGTCGCTGCATACTGGGAAAGACGCTATCAAGTTGTCTTTGTCAATACTATGAAAGGCGTA